GTTCATAAGAGTCTCCTGCTAATCCTTTTCTTTCGTTCTTCAAGTAGGTCTTTGCACCTATGCTTATATACTCACCCTCAAGTCCTATGATAGGTTTCTCTGGGTCTTCAATAACAGGCATGCCGTGCTTATTAAAGAACCCTTCTAATGCATCGTACGCAGGTATAAACACACCATACAACCCTGTCTTTGTTCTTCCATTGGCATTGCGCTCATTGACATCGCTTGAGTAATACATCTCCCTGTATTGTGTACCTCCACGGTCCAGTGGATTCACGGTACTACCCACCATTGCTTTGCCTACAATCTTTCTACCTACAAGCAAACAAGTACGCTGTATCCTCCAGGCTTCTCGTATATCATTACCCTTCTCCCATTTACCTGCTTCATCAAGGTATAGGATGTGTAGTTTCTCACCATCGTATGCGTTGTTCGTGGTGTTCTTCCAGTTGATAATTGTGTTAAGAGCGTCTCCTCTGGATGAGGTCTTGTTCTTTTTAGTGATACGTTTAGAAGGTTCTCTAAAAGCGAGTTCCATCCTGGGGTTGGTAGTACCATCTTGAATAGGTTTGAAAAAG